GACCCTAATGAAATAACAGATGATGAAATCCTTGTAATCAAGGACAAGATTATAGAGGGTAAGATAATTGATATTCAAAAGAGAGTTGATGGTAAATTAGTATCTCTTATTACTGAGAGATATACCTATACTATCAATCCTACTCCTGCTGATGCTGTAGTAGTTATCAATGGTTCAACTACTAAAAGTATTAGGGCAGCTAAAGGACATACAGTTACTTGGTCTGTATCAAAGACAGGTTATGTAACTCAGTCTGGTAGTGATGTAATCTCTGGTGATGTATTAAAGAATGTAACATTAGTAGCTAATCCCACATGAAACTAACACTCAAAAGAACATTCAAAGGACCTCAATATACTATAGGTAAACTTTATGTAAATGGAGTTTATGAATGTGATACTCTTGAAGACACTGACAGAGGTCTTAATGAAACACAATCTCTTCTGGAGATACAGAGTAAGAAGGTCTATGGACAGACAGCAATTCCTTATGGAACTTACAAGATTGATATGAATACTGTAAGCCCCAAATTCAAGGATAGGTCATGGGCTAAATTCTGTGGAGGAAAGTTACCCAGACTTATAGATGTGAAAGGGTATGAGGGGGTACTAATCCATGTTGGTAATAAAGCTGAGGATACTTTAGGTTGTATCCTTGTGGGAGAGAATAAGATAAAGGGACAAGTTATCAATAGCACAGCTACCTTTCAGGAGTTATATTCAGTTATGCTGAAAGCAAAACTCCTTGGAGAGGAACTTAGTTTAACAATAGAATAGGAGAGATTATTATGGCAAAGACTTGCAAATCAGGTGGAAAGATGCCACCTAAAGGTGGAAAGAAACCTACAAAGAAGTAGAAATGGGAAGGGGGTAGTATTATTACTATACCCTTATCTTTTGGCAGTAAATAAGTAATTTATTTATAGAGTTGCAAGAGTCTCACTTACTATGTTGTAGAAGTCATAAACTCCTACTATCTTTGCATCAGTTTAATAACTAAAGGAGTAGAAATATGATAGGAGAATTAAGTGAAGACCTCATTATGACAGGGGATGAAATAGATGTAGAGAATCTATTTTCTGATGATGGGGGTGAAGAAGAAACACAGGTAACTCCACCTGCCCCAAAGGAGAAAGAAGAAAAAGAAATTGAAAAAACTACTGAGGAAGAAGAGATAAATCCTGATGATTTATTTGATAATCCAGAGAGCGTAGGTAGTGGAAAAGATAATCAAGAAGAAGAGGAAGATACCCAATCTGAAAAGGACAAAGGTACTTCTCCCAAAACTAACTTCTACTCTTCCATTGCCAGTGCCTTGAAAGAAGAAGGTATCTTCCCTGACCTTGATGATGATACATTAAATGGTATCAAGACTCCAGAAGATTTTGCAGAAGCAGTTGAAAAGACTGTTCAAGCAAGGTTAGATGAAAGACAAAAGAGAATTGATGCTGCATTACAAGCTGATGTAGAACCAGATGAAGTAAGAAGGTATGAACAAACCCTTGCTAATTTGGATGCAATCAAGGAGGAATATATAACTGATGAAACTGAAAAGGGTGAAAGATTGAGAAAGAACTTAATCTATCAGGACTTTAGGAACAGAGGTTATAGTGAAGCCAGAGCTAAGAGAGAGGTTGAGAAATCTTTCAATGCTGGCACAGATATTGAAGATGCAAAAGAGGCATTGGAAAGTAACAGAGAATACTTTAGCAATCAATATCAGGACTTAATCAAGGAAGCTCAAGAAGAGGCAAAAGAAGAACAAAGGAAAATTAAAGAAGAGGCTGCACAATTAAAGAAATCAATGCTTGAGGACAAGGAAGTATTTACAGGTATTACACTTGACAAGACTACAAGACAAAAAGCATTTGATAATATTACTAAGCCTGTCTTTAAAACAGAAGATGGAGAATATTTGACTGCCATTCAAAAATATGAAATGGATAATCCAGTTGAGTTTAGAAAGTATCTGTCTGTATTGTTCACTATGACTGATGGCTTCAAGAATATTGATGGTCTTGTGAAGGGCAAAGTAAAGAAAGAAGTCAAGCAAAGTCTTAGAGAATTAGAGCATAAGCTCAGCAGCACTGCCAGAAACTCAGCAGGTAATCCAAGATATGTTGGAGGAGTTGAGGAAGATACTGAGTCTTATATTGGAAAGGGCTGGGACCTTGATGTCTAAAAACATATTAACTAACAAAAATAATTAACAGATTATGGCTGGGAAATTAGGGAAATTTCAAATGTTAGGCTTCCAACACTGGAAGGGTCTGACAAGTGACAACCACCTTGGAGCTATCTTCCAACAAGCACCTCAGAAGGCTACAAACCTTATGGTGCAACTGTTGGCTTTCTATAGAGGAAAGAGCTTGGATACATTCCTTAATTCATTCCCTGTAAGAGAGTTTGAAGATGATAATGAATACTACTGGGATGTTATTGGTTCTTCAAGGAGAAACATTCCTCTTGTTGAGGCAAGAGATGAAAATGGTACTGTAGTTGCTGCTGGTGCAGCTAATGTGGGAGTTGGTACATCTCCTTTCTATCTGGTATTCCCAGAAGACTGGTTTGCAGATGGTGAGGTTATTGTAGGTAACTTGAACCAAGTATATCCATTTAGAATCCTTGGTGATGCAAGAATGGAAGGTACTAATGCAGTGTACAAAGTAGAACTTATGGGTGGTAATACTCAAGGTGTTCCTGCTGAAAGACTGCAACAAGGAGAAAGATTCTCTATTGAATTTGCTCCTGTAGAAAAAGAACTTTCAAGAAAAGTTGGTGATGTTAGATTCACTTCTCCTGTAAGCATGAGAAATGAGTGGACTACAATTAGAATCCAACATAAGGTAGCTGGTAATAAGCTAAACAAGAAACTTGCTATTGGTATTCCTATGGTTAGAAATCTTGAAAGTGGAAAGCAAGTGAAGGACACTGCAAACATGTGGATGCACTATGTAGATTGGGAAGTAGAACTTCAATTTGATGAGTACAAGAACAATGCTATGGCATGGGGTACTTCAAACAGAAATCTGAATGGTGAATACATGAACTTTGGTAAATCAGGTAATGCTATTAAGACTGGTGCTGGTATCTTTGAACAAACAGAGGTTGCCAATACTATGTACTACAATACATTCAGCTTGAAGCTACTTGAAGATGCACTGTATGAACTATCAGCTTCTAAACTTGCAATGGATGATAGACTCTTTGTAATCAAGACTGGTGAAAGAGGTGCTATTCAGTTCCATAAGGAAGTATTGAAGACTGTATCTGGTTGGACTACATTTGTACTTGATAATAACTCTACAAGAGTTGTTGAGAAAGTTCAATCAAAACTTCACAGCAATGCACTTAGTGCTGGTTTCCAATTTGTTGAATATAAGGCTCCTAATGGTGTTAGAGTGAGATTGGATGTTGACCCATTCTATGATGACCCAGTAAGAAATAAGATTTTACATCCAAATGGTGGTGTAGCTTTCTCTTACAGATATGACATCTGGTATATTGGTACTATGGACCAACCTAATATCTTCAAGTGTAAGATTAAGGGTGACAATGAGTACAGAGGATACCAATGGGGTATTAGAAATCCTTTCACTGGACAAAAGGGTAATCCTTATATGTCATTTGATGAGGACTCTGCTGTAATTCACAGAATGGCTACTTTGGGTGTTTGTGTGCTTGACCCAACAAGAACTATGTCATTAATTCCTGCAATTCTGCAAGGATAAGCATAAAAATAAAAGGGGAGGGGGAAGGAACTCCTCTTCCCTTATTTTTTTTTTAACATGGAAGAGATTTGGAAACCTATAGAGGGTTTTGATAATTATAAAGTAAGCACTTTAGGTAGAGTATATAGAATACAAGGATATGGATGTAAGAAGGAAAGATTTATAACCCCTAAATATGATAAGTATGGGTATATTCTTTATAAATTGTATAACAAAGGTTCTTATAAATTTAAACTTGCTCACAGGTTAGTAGCAGAGGCTTTTATACCTAACCCTGATAATCTACCAGAAGTGAACCATAAAGATTGTGTTAGACTTAATAATAGTGTAGATAATCTGGAATGGTGTACTACTGAATACAATCAAAATTTTAGAAAGGTAAATTCAACTAAACATAAAGATGTTAATGCTGTTCTTCAAATTAACTCTGATGGAGAAGTCCTTAACTCTTATAGAAACATAAGAGAGGCTTCCAACTATACAGATATAATACAAAATAGAATAAAATTATGTATAGATGGAAAGATACCACAGGCTGGAGGATATATTTGGAGATATAAATATTAAATGGAGAAGTAATATGGCAAAAGAAGTTAGTAAGATGGTTTTGGATGATGAAGAGATTATGAAGGAAACACCAGTTATACCTGATGTGGATAACCTCTTTGAAGAACCAAAGACAAGAAAAACAAAGAAACAAGCAGTAATAGAGGACAATGATGAACCTATTAGCTGCCTAAGAAATGAAAGAGTTATAGTAAGGTTTGTTCCCAAGCAGACTGGTTTAGTTTCAAACCCTAAGCATATCCTATATGGAGGTATGGCAGAAGCAGCAGTAAGATGGTTTACTCTACCAAGATTGAGTTCTGGTATGTATGTAAATGCCCTCACTGATAAAGAGAAAGCCTATCTTGAAGAGATAATGGGTCTTGAATACAATGCTCTATCTATCTATAAGAAGGTAGATAACTTCTGGGATAATTATACAGTAAGATTAACTAAGCAAGATAATTTCTTGAACTTGGCTGACCCTGATGATTATATCAAATATAAAATCCTTTTAGCAAACAAGGACTATATTGCATCTTCTCTTCAAGAGCTGCAAGACAGACCTAAAATGACTTACCAGTTTGTAATTGTACAGGAAGGTGAGGAAGCTAAGACTGCTAAGAAGGAAATGAATGCTACAATGCAGTCATACATGAAGTTTGGTGAAATTCAAGATGATGCTGATAAGCTAAGAGTAATCATTGAGACTATTGATGGTAGACCTCTTGCTAAGACAACTAAGATTGAATTCTTACATGAGAAGATTAACAAGCTAATTCAAGCTGACCCAAAACTTTTCTTAAGAGTTTCAGAAGACCAGTATCTTGATACTAAAGTTCTGATTAAGAAGGCTATTGAAGAAGGTCTAATTAGTAACAGAGGTGGTATGTTATACCTGAAATCTGATGGTTCTCCTCTATGTGGAGATAATGAAGAACCTACTTTGAGTGTAGCTGCTAAGTTCTTAAGTGCTCCTAAGAGACAAGAATTGAAGTTCAGTCTGGAAGCAAAGCTAAAAGAATAAAGATATGAATGTTAATGAATTTTCTAATGAATTTGATGTACTCTATAACAACATAATGAGCAATGCTGCTCCGGGGTTAAATGAGTATGAAAAGTCTGTACTGCTTACTAAGGCTCAAGAAGAGATAGTTAAGAACTATTTTGAACCAGCAGGTAATAAGTATGGAAAAGGATTAGATGATTCACCAAAAAGACAAATAGATTTTTCAGAACTAATAAAGGTAGGGCAAGGAGTACTTAATACAAGTGCTCCTACTATCACCTTTGATGAGAGAGCTAAGGTATATGATTTACCTGCTGACTTATTCTTGGTTATAAATGAGGCTGTTGATACTAATGCAGGAACTAAACAGATAGTTCCAATCAGTTATTCTGATTATACAAGACTTATGTCAAGACCTTATAAGGAACCAGTTAAATATCAGGCATGGAGAATGATTACTGCTTCTATAAACAATATCTCTGTAGAACTAATAGTAAACAGTAATGAAACTATTACAGACTATAAGGTAAGGTATATAAGAAGACCTGCTCCAATTATCACTACTAATCTATCTTCTGAATATGGTGATGTCACAATAAATGGTGTAAGCACTATTTCAGAATGTGAGCTTAACCCAATTATTCATAGTGAGATATTACAGAGGGCAGTTGAATTGGCTAAGGCAGCTTACCAAGGAGATTTGCAAGCAAGTGTTGAATTAGGACAAAGAAGTGAATAATGACTAATAAAGAATTTTCTGATGGATTCAGTACTTTACTTAACTCATTTGGTATCACTCCTAATATAACCCTTGATGAATATGAGAAATCAACATTTCTCACTAATGCTCAGGAACAATTGATTATTGATATCTACTCTGGAAGGAATGTTATTTATGGTAAGTCCTTTGAACAGACAGAAGAAATAAGAAGATATTTGAGCAATTTGGTGGAGACCTATGAAACAAGTACTAAGGTTACAGGAAAGCTGGGATTATCACAAGACTCAGTATTCTTTGAGATACCACAAGATACTTGGTTCATTACTTATGAAGTGGCATTCCTCAAGGATAGTAGATTAGGTTGCTTGGATGGTATAGAAGCAAGTGTGGTTCCATTACCACAGGATGATTTATATAGAGCAAAGGATAATCCATTTAGAGGACCAAGTAAAGACAGGGTACTAAGACTTGATATAAAAAGTGACTTAGCTGAGTTAATCAGTAAGTATAATGTGGACAAATATTTAATGAGATATATCTCTCAACCCACTCCTATTATACTGGTAGATTTACCTGATGGACTAAGTATCAATGGTGTAAGTACTGAAAGTGAATGTGAACTAAATCCTGTAGTACACAGAGCAATACTTGAAAGGGCTGTACAGCTTGCCATAATAAGTAAAACTCAACTGACAGGAAATAAAGAATAAATATAAATGTTTAATTAAACTAAAAAAGATTATGGTAATTTCTATTAATCAAGTAAGACAGCTATATGTTGCAAAGGCTCTCAAAGATAATACAGCAGCTCTTGCAACTGCTGGTGATATTGTACCAAAGGCAGATACAGCTAAGACTACTCTGTATTTTCAGTCTATGTCTCCTGCTGGGATTGTAGCAAGTGATAAGATTGACCTTAAGCATGTATTGTATGCAAAGGCTACACCATCAAAAGCTCTGGCTCATAAGCTGGTTAGATACTCAGTTACTCTTGATGCAGATGTATCTGCAACTCCTGTAGCAGGTCAGAATTATATCTTGAGATTGGCTTTCAGACAATATATTGGTTTGTCAGAGGAAGACCAATACTTCAAGTATGGTGAAGTAATTGCAAGAAGTGGAATGACTGCATCAGATTTCTACAAGAAGATGGCTATTTCTTTGGCTAAGAACCTTGAGAATAAGACAGAATCTACTCCTCTTGTGAATATTTACCTTAATAGTGCAGCAGCAGATGGAACTGATGTTCCAGTAACAGCTACCACTAAGGAATCTGACCTTAATAAGGATGATTATGATAAGATAATCATTGAAGAAGCTGAACAACCTTGGGTTCTTGGTATGATGCCTCAGGCATTTATTCCTTTTACTCCTCAGTTCTTGACTATTACAGTTGATGGTGAAGATAGACTTTGGGGTGTTGCAACTGTAGTTACTCCTAAGAAGACTGTTCCTGATGGACATCTTATTGCAGACCTTGAATACTTCTGTATGGGTGCAAGAGGTGACATTTACAGAGGAATGGGTTATCCTAACATTATTAAGACTACTTACTTGGTAGACCCAAGTGCAGTTTATGATGTACTGGATATTCACTATTTCTATACAGGAAGCAATGAATCAGTTCAGAAGTCTGAAAAGACTATTACACTGGTTGCTGTAGATGATGGTAGTCACACTGTAATGAATGCTCTAATTGGTGCTATCAATACTGCATCAGGGCTTACAATTGCTGCTTTATCCTAAGTGATATAGCATTAGAAGGGGCATAGAATAACTATGCTCCTTTTTTTTTATCAATTAAAAATATGAACTATGCTACATTTTAATGAATTAAGAATAACACAAGATAACAGATTCCTTATTATAGATGTATCTGTAGATAATCAGGACTACTTTGATGATGTCCTATTAGATAGTATAGTCATTGATACCCAAGATACTTTTGTGATGAATGGACCAAGTGACAATCCTCTTTATGTATATAATGTAGAGGATGCCTATGATTTAACCTATTCTCTTCCTGAGCAATGTAATTGCAATCCAGTAAGAGTTGAGGAAGATGAATCATACTGTTTCACTTATGGTACACAACAGATGAAGAATGTAAGACTTGAATTAAGTATTCAAGACTTAAAGGTTTCTCCTTGCAGTACTATGTTCTTTGTGTATGTAAAGTCTAAAGGTACTCCATCAACTGATACTCCATGTGGATTTGATAAGGACCAAATATTAGGTACTGTAATTAATTTACAACCTATATACAAACAGACTCTCAAGTATCTAAAGGAAGTAGAATGTGATTGTAATATACCAAAGGGTTTCATTGATATGATACTTAAGTTAAAGGCAATTGAACTTTGTGTTAGAACAGGAAACTATCCACAGGCTGTTAAGTATTGGAAGAAGTTCTTCATAAAGAATCAATGCAAGTCTCCAACCTCTAATTGTGGATGCTATGGATAAAATGCTTGAAATATCTGAGGAAGCCATCACAAGATACTTTACTACTCTATCACAGTTTGGATATAAAAGGTATAGTGATGTAGACAAGATAATAGTTCTTTTCTTTATGGAAGAAATATTAGCTGGTGAACTATCTTACTTTATCACAGAGAAGGATTACAGTACTATAGTGAATGCTTTATATTGTTTAGCAGGAAGTACTTGTATGATAGACTTTCCAATGTTTGAGAGCTATGATACTTTGGTTCACTTTAACAATAGAACATTTGTACCAAGGATAACAGAGGATAGTATATTAAGAAGTACTCAGGAAGATGAGTTTAGAGTAGAAGCATAATCTTTATGCCCTGAATATAAAAATAGTAAAGCTCTTGTAGATGTAATTGTTTTAGATTATATTTGCAGGAGTTTTATTGTATAGATATGATTATAGGAATAATATATAAATATACTTCTCCATCTGGAAAATCTTATATTGGACAAACTACTAATGAAGTTCTTAGAAGGAAGAATTGGTTTGATTCAAAGTACCATTATGCTGGTAGAAAGATAGATAGAGCAAGAAATAAGTATGGTAGGAATAAATTCAGCTATGAAGTCTTAGTTAAGAATAGTTATTCTTCAAGAGAAATAGCTGTAGAAGACTTAAATAGATTGGAAATCTATTATATAGGATTGTATGATTCCTACCTGAATGGATATAATTCTACTATTGGAGGTGATGGGGTAGTTGGATTAAAACTGACTCCTGAACAGATTGAGAAAGTAAGAAAAGCTAAATTAGGAAAGACCATTCCTATAGAACAAAGAAGAAAGGCTTCTATAAAAATAAAGGCAATATTAAATACCTCTGAAATGAAAACTAAATTGTCTAATATTAGAAAGGGAAAGCCTAATCCTAAAGCAATAAAAGCAATGAATGAATCAAACTGTAGACCTATTTTACAATTAAGTCTAAGTGGTAAATTTATAAAAGAGTTTGATAGTATTAAAAGTGCTATACAAAATCTTGGAATTAAAGCTGCCACAAGCAACATATCTAATGTTTGTAAAGGCAAAAGAAATAGTGCTTATGGTTATAAATGGAAATATAAGGAGGAATAAATATGACATGGAGAGAAATTATTTATATGTGTTTAGATGAATTAAAACTATCATCTGATGATAGCTTTTATACAACTGACCACTTAATATTCCTATTAACTAAATATAGGGGGTTTTTATTAAAGCAGAGATACTCTGATATAAAGAAACAGATACCAGATAGTAACTATCAGAGTATATGTTTAGACCTTATTGAGGTTCCAGCTATTAGTGGAGAACCTTGTGAAGGTAGCTCCTATTTAAGAAGTAAGAATAAGGTTCCTACTACTATGATGATAGGTAATCCAAGGGTATATCCTATGGACTTCTATCAAGGTGAGATTACTTATATAAGTAGAGATAGAATGAGATATGTAGGTTATAATAAGTTCCTGAGAAATATAATCTATTGTTCAAAAGCTCCTGATGGCTATCTGTACTTCAAGTCATGGAATCCTCAATTCCTGCATCTTGAAAGAATAAGGTTTAGTGCAATCTTTGAAGATGCTAAGGAAGCATCAGAATTAGCTTGTCCAGAAGAGAGTGGTACAATATGTAGGTTAGAGGATAAGGAGTTTCCAATAGAAGATGCTTTAGTTCCTCCACTTATAGAGTTAGTAGTAAAAGAACTAAGAGGTCCTGAGTATAGTCCTAAGGATGAAGATAATAATGCTCATGATGATTTGGATGATTTGGATGATTTGAATAAGAGATAATGGAGACACTGGGAGAATTTAAAAGGAGGATAAAGAAGGTCAACCAACCAAGAGAATATAAAGTAAGAAACTCTTTAGGAGTATATGATGCTTATAAGTATTACAGAAAGAATAAACCTGATAGTAAGGAGTATGTTCTTACTGAGTCACAATACTTTGCTATCATAAGGAAGATAAACTTACTTTTGGTTGATGAATTATTACTTGGTAATGATGTCAGACTTCCTAAATCAATGGGTACTATTGAGGTAAGAAAGTTTGATAGAGGAGCTAAAATAGGTAAGGATGGAAAGATTCATATTAACCTTCCTATAGACTGGGATAAGACACTTGAACTTTGGTATAAAGATGAGGAGGCTTGTAGAGATAAGATATTAGTCAAGATGGAAGAAAAAGAAAGTTTCCAGATTTACTATAATAAGGAATCAGCTACATACAATAATAAGTCTTACTATGAATTTATACCTAATAGAGACTTAAAGATAGGAATTAAACAAAACATAAAGAAAGGAGTAATCAAAGATGCTCACTATTTAGAAAGGAAAATAAGAAATGGTTAATAATATATCATATACAAATATCAGAGTAATCTTAGATAGGCTGCTAAGACACCCACTACTTACTGACCTCAATCTTGAGACAGCTATTCAATATACACTGGACTTTATTAGTGCAATGGGGCTTCCTAATGTCTATGTTGATAAGATAGAAACAATAGATATTAAAGAGTACAGAGGTGAACTTCCATGTGATTTAATCTCTATTAATCAGGTTAGGTTACATAAGAATGGAATAGCACTAAGAGCAATGACTGATAATTTCAATGCCTATCCTACTAAAGACCATGAGGGAAGACATTGGGATGAGAGAGGTGAACCTTCTTTTAAGATACAAGGTAGGGTAATATTCACTTCAATGAGACATGGAAAGGTAGATATCAGTTATAAGGCTATTATGCTGGATGAGGATGGTCTTCCTTTAATTCCAGATAACTCTATCTTCCTTAAGACACTGGAACTATATATCAAGAAAGAGTGGTTTACTATTCTTTTTGATATGGGTAAAATAAGTCCCGCTGTACTAAATAATACTCAACAAGAGTATGCTTTCAAGGCAGGTCAATGTAATAATGAATTTGTGATTCCTTCTGTATCAGAAATGGAAGCTATCACTAATATGTGGAACCAGCTTATTCCAAGAGTAACTGAGTTCAAGAGAGGATTCAAGAACTTAGGAGACAAGGAATATATAAGAGTACATTAATATGGCACTAAAGAAAGAACAACACTTTTTTAAAGGGATGCAAAGAGATTTATCAGTCTCTAAGTTCAATCCAGAGTATGCCTTTGATGCTCAGAACATTAGAATAACTGCAAGAGATAATAACACTCTCTTGACAGTTACTAATGAAAGAGGTAATAAGGAGATGCCATTACAATCTCCTTCTGGAGACCCTGTAACTATTGATGGAGTATTACTTGGGCAGAATGTTCTTAATAACTATGTGACCCTCTTTACAAAAGGTACAAATGATAATATCTACAGACTTGAGAATAAGGGTACTTATTTTGAGACTCTACTTCTATTCTCAGGTAATCTGAATTTCAGTACAGACTATCCAATTGAGAATATTGGTGTATATGAAAATGATAATATTCAGAAGGTATATTGGATAGATGGATTGAATCAATCAAGGGTTATTAATATAGTAGCTACAGACAGTGTAAGGGCTAAATGGGACAATGACTCATTTAATTTTGTACAAGACTTAAGTCTTAAAGAAACTGTTACAGTTACAAGGAATGACCTTGCAAGTGGTTCATTTTCATCAGGTGTAATTCAGTATGCTTTTACTTATTATAATAAGTATGGACAGGAGAGTAATATATTTTATACCTCTCCACTTGAATATATATCCTTTGCAAGTAGAGGAGCCTCTCCAGAAGAGAAAGTAAGTAATAGCTTTACTATTACCATAGAGAATGCAGATACAAGATTTGACTATGTAAGAGTTTACTCTATTCATAGAGCAAGTATAGATGCTACTCCTAATGTACTTAATGTAGTAGATATTCCTATTAATCCTGTTACAAGAGCTACAACTACTCTTACTTATGTAGATAATGGTACTACTGGAACCAGTGTAGACCCTACTGAGTTATTATATGTAGGAGGTGAAGATGTAGTCTTTGGAACTATAGCTCAGAAGGATAATACATTATTCTTAGGTAATGTCAATATACAGAGAAAGTTAGTAGGTACTGACATTATAAATAAAGTAAAAGGAGGTAATATAAGTTTCAGTTCCAAGTATGTAGGTAACTATGTACAGACATCTGGTTTCTATCCATACAAGAATAGCTTGTATCTTGGTTCTAAGATTAAGAGTTTTAAATATCTTGAGTGGTATAGATTTGGTGTACAGTTTCAACATAAGAGTGGTAAATGGTCAGAACCAGTATGGATAAATGATAGTTACAACTCTCAATATAAACCTTCTCTTACAAGTGGTTCATTAAGTTTAATACAGGCTCAGTACTCACTTCCTGCTGATGTAATTCAGTTAGCAATAAACCAAGGATTTACAAGAGTAAGAGGAGTAGTGGTATATCCTACACTTACAGATAGGGAAGTAATTGCTCAGGGTATCTTATGTCCTACTGTATATAATGTGGGTGATAGATTCAGTAACTCTCCATTTGCACAGGCTTCATGGTTCTCAAGACCTAATCTTGCATTTGATATTGACCATAACCAAAATAACTGGACTGGTCTTACTTCCAGTTGGTCAGATTATGCAAATTCTAAGGCAGCAGTAATAAGGAACAGTAATACAAATCTTACTGTAAACCCCGGAACTCCACAAGAAAAGACTATTCTTATTGATATAGTTAATAAGGGTGCATGGGCTGAATTCAGACATAATAGACCTATTCCTAATAACTGGGAAAGAGGTGCAGAAATACAGTGTTTGGCTAATGTACCATCTAATCCTTATGTATCTCAATCAGGTTCAGACTTGAACTCTTGGTCAGCTAATCATGCTGAGTATTTCTTTATTGACCAGTCTATTCTTACACTCCATTCACCAGATATAGAGTTTGATGAGGGAGTTCAGAACTTAGATTCATCAGGTCTTAAGATGAGAATAGTAGGTGTAGTACCTATGACAGGTAATGCCTCAGATATAGATATTCAGACTTCAACTCCTGCCAATGATACAGATAAGATGGGATTCTACAAGGAATTTGTAGGAGTAGAGAATAATTCTTATCATGGTTTAAAGAACTTAGTTTCTGGAGCATATTGGTTTGATAAAATGACTGATATGGAAAAAGTGGATGATGACCATGGATATACAGAAGCCTTTATGGTTTATGCTTGGCATAGAAATGGCTCTTTGAATAACCAAGGTCCTGTTACTGAGGGAACAAGAACTGCAATGCTTGATAAGAAAAAGATTTCAAATATGAAATTCTCTTCTTTCTCTTACTTCTTGAATTCTCCTTGGCTTGCTTATATAGAGAATGATAATAATCATACTGGTATTACTGGTGTAAGTATATTCAACTCTAATGAACAATCATTAGTAAGAATACCTTCTCCTGCAAACTCAGGCTTAGGAGACTTGAATTACTATGGTAATATTGATAAAGTATTGGCAGCTACAAGAGTAGATGATTCATATACAGTTACTATGAAGTTTCAAGATGGAGATAAAACTGAAACTCTAAATAGAAAGGATGGTTATCCTATAGTTGTAACTGGTGTAAATACTGCTGCAACTTATGCTCACCAGTTATTTGTGGGAGGTTCATTCCCTATACAGTTTGTTAAGAGAAGTGATGGTGCTCAACTTACAAAGGTTCCTAATGGAACTGATGCTGTAAGAATTAAGTATAAATCAACTCCACATGCTGTATTTGCACTTAACTGGACTAAAGATGGTAAGCAGGTAGTACTCCCTACTAATAGAGAAACTGATTATGAAACTGTATGGTCTGTAAATCCTGTAGTTCCTAATGCTAATGATACTCACTTCTTTTGGAATCCATCAGCTAAGAGAATTACAGATACTACTTCTACCATAAAGGATGATGTGTATCAGGATGTTATTAGTAATTACACAAGTAACTTCTATGACAATAACTATAGTTATCTATTCCTTGCTGAGTTATACAATGACAATGTTCAGAATAGATTTGGTGGTCAGACAGAAGAAGCATTTGAGAATAACCATTGGTTGCCAGCAGGAGAGCCTTATAGCTTATTAAAGGATGATGGAACTCCTGTAAACTATCTTAATATCAGTTATACAGAAGGAGACACTTTCTTCCAGAGATATGATTGTATGAAGGTTTATCCTTCAACTCTTGAAGACCAGAATAGTGTCAATGAAATAGTATCTTTCATGTGTGAGACAAGGGTTAATATAGAGGGTAGATATGATAAGAATAGAGGTCAGATTAGTAATTTAGCTATGACTCCCACTAACTTTAATATGATGAACCCTGTATATAATCAAGCTAATAACTTCTTTAACTATAGGGCAATCAACCATAGTAAGTTCAATCTTAATTATTTCCCTAATACTATAACATGGACTAAGGAGAAACAATTAGGAAGTATTATTGATACTTGGACTAATATTACTATGGCATCTACCTTAGACCTTGATGGTGATAAGGGGGAAGTAGTTTCATTGAATACCTTTAAGAATGAAATCTTTGCTTTCCAAAGAATGGGATTAAGTAATATCCTATTCAACAATAGAGTACAGATACCAACTTCTGATGGTATACCAATTGAGATTACTAATGGATTGAAGGTAAGTGGTAAGAGGTACATAAGCAATACTATAGGCTGTGCTAATAAATGGTCTATTGCAGAATCTCCTTCTGGACTATACTTTATAGATAATGAGACTAATTCATTATATCTATTTAATGGAGAAATAGTTAGTCTATCTGATAAGTTAGGGTTTAGACAGTGGATTAGTGCTCATAATGTTCATGTGAACTGGGAACCAGTTGGTTATAATAACTATAGGTCATTCTATGACAAGAATAATAATGATGTATACTTTACTTATAAAGACCATTGTCTGTGTTATTCAGAGTTGATTAACCAGTTTACATCCTTTATGAGCTATGAAGGAGTTCCTGCTATGTTCAATGTAAGTAGTGAGTTCTATGCCTTCAAGAATGGTAAGATGTGGGAACAGTTTGCTGGAGACTATAATATGTTCTTTGGTGAATATAAACCATTCAGTATTACCTTTGTGGCTAATGCTGAGGAACCAAATGATAAGACATTCAATACAGTAGAGTTTAGAGCTGATAGCTGGGATGGTGATAACCTAATGAGTAATAAAACCTTTGATACTCTTGATGTATGGAATGAATATCAGCATGGTACTACTCCTCTCACTAATCTACTTGGACATCCTTCTCCATTAAAGAAGAAATTCAGGATATGGAGAGCTAATATACCAAGAGCAATAGTAAATAACAGGGATAGGATAAGGAACACTTGGGCTTATATTAAGTTAGGAATGAACACTCCTAATACATATAGAACAGAGTTCCATGATGCTATTATTCACTATTTTGCATAATTAATAGGAGTCCATAAACATTTTAGTTTGTGGACTCTTTCTTTTTTAATTAATAACTTGTGTATAAATTAGATTTTTCATTTATTTGTGCCAAATAATATTTATAGGAGGACAAAAATATGTTATACTTAATCAAAAGTGGGGAATATTTTAAAATAGGTTTCTCATCATCTTCCAATTTAAAGAACAGAATAGATGCTTATCTAACTTGTAATCCAGATTTTGAACTGGTGGGAATAAGGGAAGGCACAAGAAGTGAAGAATCTAAATATCATAAATACTTGAAATTTTTAGGTCTGCAACATCCTGAAAGGATGGAGTGGTTTAGAGAGAAAGAAGGTATATTAGATATACTTAAAGAGCAGTTTATTTTAGACTATAAGACTCTTTATCCAGAACTTAGAGTAAGTTTGAAACCTTATGAAGGAAGACTTACAACTAAAAAAGAGATTAATGATTCTATTAAAGAAATAGTAAAGAATAAACTAAATCTTGATAATGGGTTCTATCCAAGAGCAGTTCTAAAAACTTTGTTAATTCAGGTATATAAAGATGTTGGATTAAAATCCACCCCAAAAGCAACTGATATACAACTATACTATAATGCAAGACCAACTCAAAGGATAGTAAATAATAAATCTACTATGGGGTTTGTAATAGAATGAATTAGTATATTGTTATACTCAAAAAGTTTATATACATTTGCAACAAAATTAATTATACTATGGCTAAGAAAAAAATTAAGAGAAGAGGCAAGATGCCTCCTAATATATTTGATACTGGAGGTCAAAGCTGGGGACAGCAATCCTCAGAACAATTCTCAAATGCCTTTAAAGGGGAGAATCTTGGCAATTCAATAGGAAGTATTGGAGGTGCTGTTGGTGGGGTAGTCCAAGCAGGAGTATCTAATGCACAGATAGCAGACACCAGTGGAATTGAGGCTCAGAATAAAGCTCAAAAGAATATGGTAGTAGGTGCTTCATCCAATGATGATTTGATGAGTGAATGGGGTTCATGGAATAAAGTGAAAGATGATTATTCATGGAAAGATGTCAGAGGTGGAAGTACTGGTCAAAGAGTTACTAATACTATTGGAGCTGCTGGTCAAGGGGCTGCTGCTGGAGCATCTGTAGGTGGTCCTATTGGAGCTATTGTAGGTGGTGTAGTAGGTCTTGGTAGTGCTATTGGTGGATGGCTTGGTGGTAATAGAAAAGCCAAGAGAAAAGCTAAAAGACTTAATAAAGCTGCTAAAGAAGCTAATGAGAGAGCACTAACTTCTTTTGAAACAAGAGCTGAGAACATAGATACACAAAATGACTTTAATATGTTAGCAAACTTCTCTGCTTATGGTGGTCCACTTGAATTTGGTAGTGGTGCAATAGGCTATGAGTTTGATAATAGATACTTAAATAATCAAGAGATGAG